TATAGCTACAAAACCACCAAGAGCATTAGTAACTGCAAGTATCTGATCGTTTACAGCTTTTGATGTAGGTATACGAGTATCACTAGATGTTAAGGTTGTTTCTAGTGTTATACCATCAAGTTGGTTTAGTTCTGCTGTTGATGCTGTAAGAGCTGTACCGCTTGCTAGGGTTGACGCAGTTGTTGACTGCATACCAGCTAGTGTTGTAAGCTCACCGTCAGCTATCTTATCAGTTGTAACAGCGTTACTTGCTATCTTGTTAGCTGTTACAGCACTGTTAGCTATTTTATTTTCTGTAACCGCACTGGCTGCAATTTTACCATCTGTAACTGCATTTGCTTGTATTTTAGCAGAGGTAACTGCATCTGTTGCTATCTTGTTTGCTGTAACTGCACTAGCTGCAATCTTACCGTCTGTAACTGCACCAGCTTGTATTTTGACAGAAGTAACTGCATCAGTAGCTATCTTGTTTGCCGAAACAGCACCAGCAGCTATCTTGCCATCTGTAACCGCACTTGCTTGTATCTTAGCAGAGCTAACAGCATCAGTAGCTAGTTTTGCTGTATTAATCTGTGAGTCAGCTATGTGTGCAGTATCTATCGACCCATCTACGTAATGCTCAGAGTCTATACTATCGTCAGCTATCTTTGCATTTGTAACTGCATCTGCTGCTATCTTAGCTGTAGTTACTGCATTAGCTCCTATCTTAGCTGTAATAATTTGTGCATCACCTATATGAGCAGTATCAATAGAACCATCAACATAGTGTTCTGAGTTAATAGAGTCATTAGCTAATTTTGTACCATCTATAATATCTGCTGATAAATGAACTCGGTCAATAGACCCATCAGTATAGTGCTCAGAATTAATAGCATTGTCAGCTATTTTAGTTCCGTCAATCGCATCTGCTGCTATCTTAGCTGTAGTTACATTAAGATCTTTTATCTTAGCTGTTGTAACAGCAATATCTCTTATGTCAGAAGTTTTTATTTTTTGTTGCTGTTCTTGGTTAGCATATAAACTTTGATCTATATTATTATTTAGATCTCCAGCTCTAATAGATGAACCAGCAGCAAATACTGCTTTAGCTGAGTCTACATTTGTACGTCTAAAAATATGAATATCATCTGCGGGATTACCACCGCTTGCACCATTTGGTGCTGTATTAAAAACAACGTTTGTGCCAGAAATGGAGTAGTCGTTGTTAGTACCACTTGTGTTTTCAGTTTTTTCAACTCCATTAACCTCTACAATAAGGTCGGAGTTCTGTAATATTGGGAATGAGTAACCGAAAGATGTGGTGGAGCCATTTCCGGTATAAAAATTTTCAGTTGTTGCCATTTGATTTTACAAACGATTTGCTCGATCTTGAAGTCTTAAAATTTCTTCTACGTCTCCAAGCTGGGTGGCTTCTTTTATCTTTGCATTATAATATTGTTTTTGTTCAACATTACTACGATCTGAGATTCGACCAATGGCAAACGATTGTGCGTCTGCTAATGCTTCACGTAGTCGTTGATGCAATAATATAAATTGTTTTCTATCTATTTCTGCACCAGTTTCAGCAGCTTTTTTATATGCAGCTCTAAATCTTTTACCGTCAGCAGAGTTCATAATTTTAGTAATGGCTTTTTTAAAGATTTTATCTTCACCCATTAATCTAGTAACTTCTGATCTTTGTGCTGCGGTTAGTTCAACACCGTTACCATCAGTATTTAACTGTGGTCTACCATCAAACTCTACATCTATAAGAAACTGTTTTTCTGGAGACATACCTTCTCGTACCTTAAATACAGGTGCGTAGGCGTTCCATGCTCTTGTCCAAAAACTGTCTGGTTCTCTAACTTTACCACCATCTACCCAGTCATATGCAGCAGGAAGATTTGCTTTCATACCGGGGTTTCTGTTAGCTATAAGTTGTGTAAATTCATTTTCTACTTCTTTGATTCCGGGACTCATTAATCTAGATAGTTCATTTCTAAGTCCACTACCCGGTACTAAACTACTACCAAAACTTGCAGTCCAACGAGCTGTTGCACTTGGGTTACCTTGTAGTACGTCGTACAATGGTTCTATACCAGCTAAGAATGTTTTGTTTGTTAAGTTAGCTGCTATCACATACATCATCTTTGCCATAGAAGTATCCATGCCATTAGTATCTAAAGTACCGTCAGACGCGGGTGTGTCAAAGTTATCCATAATGTCAGCAGTAACTGCAATCCAATCACTTATAGCTCCTAATCCTTCATAGCTATACCATTTACCATCCCAACCTTTGTAACTTCTAGGTTGCCAACCAAGTTGGTTTCTAGTACGTTGTCTAGTCTTATCGTAAATACCATTACCATGTAATCTATCAGAGGTAAACATAAATGCTGCACCTGATACGGCAAATGCACCTATAGCTTTTCTACCTTTTAATTCTGCACGTATTGTTTCATACGCCATTTCTAGCTTGTCATCAGCTAAACCAGTAATACCTCTTTGCTCTAGTAAGTTTCTAACATTGCTTATTGATTGATTAGCAAATGGTTCTCCATACTCATTAAATTGTTTAACAAACAAACCTAATGGGTTATGTGAGCCAGTAAATTTAATCATGTTTGTTGCAGTACGAGGAAACATGAAGAAAGGTCTAAGTAATGGAAAACGTTTAATAATAGAGTTAAAACTATCAACAGCAGGACTGTCTAAGTTCATAGCTATTTCTTTAGACGCAAACTCTACACCTTTATCTGTAATCATGCCTGTATCATCAAACAATTCTCTGTAATACTTTTTATTTAATCTTTCAATACCTTTAGCTGATAGTTTTTTCTTACCAGTTCTTTTTATCATATCGTCATATACTTTACCTCTAGTTTCTACAGCTCCAATAAACGCTCTAGTAAATCCGTCAAACGCTGTCATGGAGTTAGCACTAAAACGTAACCATGGATGATTAGCTATATCATTCATAGCTTCTATCCTGTCAACAATTCCTGAAGGACCAAAGTTACCTGATTTTTCTTGTGCTTCTGCAAATGCTCTAAGAGATTTTATTTGACCTTCGTTCTTAATTGCAATATCTTCTCTCATTACATAACCTACAGAGTTAGGGTCTGTCCATGCTTTACGAAACACAAGTCTCATGTGATCGAAAGATTTTTGTACAGTGTCACCTATACCTCCAAAGTACATGTAACTAGCTCTTCTCATAATATCTACATCTCTCTGCGCTATAGCTCCGGCTAATGTAGCAATAGGTCTTTCTATCATCAAAGCCATGTTAGACGCAGCAGCTTTTAGTGGTGTACCAATAGCTGACAAAGTAGAGTTGTATATATTAGACCAAACACCTTGCATAAACATTGACTCATATTCTGGGTCAAAATCAATAAATGCTTTTTTCATTATACCAGTAGAATTAGCAAAATATCTATTTAGTTCAGCTATGTTGTTAACTTTACCGTCAGTAAACTCATAAGCTAACATTAATGGTTTTAACATTTCTGGTCGCTCTGCATTTATTTGACGTATGGTGTCTATAGTTTCAGCAGATTCTTTTGTTATATTTTTTAAATTATCTAATGTTTCTTTGTTTGCACCTTCCATAAAAGCCAGTGCATTTTCCATAACCTTTTTCTTACCACCATGATTTCTAAAGTCTAACTTCTTCATGCGGTTCCAAAGGTTTATCATATTAAGTGCCCTACCTCTTGCGTAAGATGTTTGACCTTTTATATTCATTAGATATTGTAAACGATCTAAGACTTGTTCTTGTGCCTGTTGTACAGCAGCAGTACCATTCATTAATCTAGCACCTTCTGCCATATCTTTCAC